GGCTTCGAGAGACCAGATATTTTGTCTTATAACTATTACGGATCTTCGAAATTTGATTGGATGATCTATCTTACGAATAACATCGTTGATCCTTATTATGATTACTATAAATCAACAGAAGATTTTAAAAGTTATATTGAAACAAAGTATGGATCAAATTCGAATGCTCGAGCGATTACTGTCTTCTATCGATTAAACTGGCATGAAGACGAAAGAATTATTACTCTTCAGCAGTACGATTCTCTCCTCGCGAATGAAACTACAAATACTCAAAAGTATTGGAAGCCAAAGCTTACGAATACTGGTGCAGTGATCGGTTACGAAAGAATCAAAGAAGATTGGATAGTATCTACAAACAAAATACTATCGTTGACTCTTACTGCTTCTCCAACACAATTCGAAGTCGGAGACAAAATATCTCAGACGAGTACTGGGGCTGGTGCGACTATCGACTATATTGATCTTGAAAATAATAGCTTAACCGTAAAGCACGTGAATGGAACGTTTGCAGTCAATGAAGCAGAAGGAATACAAGCAATTACTCTGATAAAGCAAAATATTTCTGATGCAGAAACAGAGTATTGGTATGCTGTCAATGCATATGATGATGAGAAAGAAACAAACGAACTCAAGCGAAATATATTTGTTCTCAAGTCTTCTTATCTTGCCGAAACAGAAAAACAATTTATACAACAATTGAGTTTGTAATATGATTTCTCAAATTAGAGACGGACAGTTTAAACTTAACGAGTTTTTAATGATTGATAACACAGCAAAAACTGTCGATTGCGGCAAGGCTGTTGATTTGACTCCTGTCTGTGTACAAGCAAACATATATGAATCTATACTCGAACCTGCTGTTCGCGCACAGTTCGAATTCTATGAGGCGAAGGGCGCAGGAGATAAATTTGTTTTTACAGATAAGAAAATTATCATTGATTTTACAACAGATGAAGATAATTCAAAATCGTCTATTCGATATGAATTTTATATTATTAATAAGCCTGTCAGTTTTAATTCTCCTGACGATAAAGCATTAATTTATAAAGTCGAGTGTGTTACATATGAAGCATGGAAATCCGTGACTATTAAAAACGCTCCGCTTGTTAGAAAAAACATTGAGTCTGAGAATATGGTAAAAGCGTATCTTAACTTGGTAAAATCAAATAAACCTTTCTTTGCAGAAAAAACACGTGGATTGCACGCATTTAACTTTACTGAAAAGACTCCATTCGAGTGTATTGATCAAATTAGATTAGAGCACGCAATGTCTCAAGAATTTAATGGGCATTGCTTTTACTTCTTTGAAAACAAGTATGGATTTGTTTTTAAAAGTATGGAAACACTAATCAAAGAAGGCATAAAAAATATCGGTGATAAGTGTTTTACACAATCTACTTTAACTAATTTAAATGTAACTGGAGCAAAGTGGAGAAACATCTTAACTACTAAAATTATTCAAAGTGGTAATGAAGGAATTTTAAGATCAATCGGAGGTGGAAGATCGACGTGTCAACTACAAAATAGTGTCACTGGAGATATCATTTCTTTTCAAGCTGATCCAAAAAATTTGCAATTCGAAACACTAAACGAAGGATCTGCATCTACAAATCTTAAAGCTCAGGTTGAAAAAACTGAAGATGGAAATGAAGGAGCTCCTCGAGCGATTCCTTTTGATCCGACTATTGGAAATGCAGAAAGAGCCGAAAAGTTTAATCATATGCCTTATTATATGAGTCATTTTTTAACAGTGGTTATGCAAATCACTATTTATGGAGATTCGGCCATTACTGTTGGGGACGTGATTCACTGTCAATTACCCGAAGCGGCCGGCCTTACAAGAGGAGAAGAAAATCCTGTAAATGAAGATAGCGCTATCACGACAGGTAATTATGTTGTAACTAAATGTCGTCATATGCTGACTTTCAACGAAAAAGCAGAATATGCACAGGGGTTAGAGCTCGTAAAAGATGGCATCGGTGGATTGCCAAAAACACATACAGTTTAGAGGATGATAAATGCAAGTTCCAAGATTTTTTGAAGGTATAGTAGCAGAAGATCCGACGACAGATCTCGGTTTAGAAGCTGATAAACCACAAACTGGCAGAGTTTTAGTAAGAGAACTTTTAGGTCACTCTAATCAAGTGAATTCTGAAGATTTATTGCCGTCATATATTATGATGCCAACTACGAGCGCCGGAGTTTCTGGAATTGGATTAAGTCCGACTGGTCTCTTAAAGGGATCTCGAGTGATGTGTATGAAGCTTCCAAATCAACAGTCAGCATATATTCTTGGTGTGTTAAACTATGCACCAGAAGATAATCACAGCGTATCTTCATATGCTCGTGGTCAAGGCGAACCAGAAGAAAAAACTCAGAATCGAATCAAGACCGATGATGGTTTTTATGTTGAACCAGAATCGAAGTACAAAGCGAAATATCCTTATAATAATACTATGACTACTCGTAGTGGTCACTTAGTAGAGCTTGATGATACTCCTGGATCTGAGCGCGTACAAGTTTATCACAAGTCTGGATCTTATCTTGAGATTTTACCAGATGGTACGATTGTGACAAAGTCAGTAAACGATTATATTCAGTTGGCAGCTGGTAATATGACAATCTTCAATGCCGGTTCCGAAAGATCTGATCAGAACATCGAGATCGTTTGTAATCAGGGTAAGATTACGATTACAGCTCAATCAGATGTTGATATCTTTGCAAATGAAGGCAACGTAGGCATTTATGCAAATAATGGTAGTGTGCAAGTGATATCTAAATCAGGCGCGGTGGATATTCAAGCAGCAATTGTTGGAATCAATGCATGAGACCGATAGTCTATGTTCCTGAAGTTCCTAACTTAGAATGTGGTTCTAATGGGCAAATATCTTTCCGTCAAATGGAAGACTATTTCGTAGGCATTGCAAAAATCACGAGTCAATTGAAGTTACAAGCGAAGTTTATTCAAGAAGATTGCGGCAAAGAATTGCTTGGTGCCGTTCTCAATATGGAAAAGCTGGTCGACGATATTACTGGTATTCTCATGACAGATGTCTTTAAGAAAGTGAAGTCAAGAGAACAAGAGATGAAGTATAAGGTTCGCGAGTTTTTGAAAGAGATCGACGTCTTCTTTCAAAAAAAGATTGTCGAAGCTTTGCTGAAAATTGTTGATATTCTTGGAATTCCAAATCCACTTGAGATTCCAATTCCGTTCATTACAGCTGTGACTCTCTTAGATGAAGCCGGTAATCCGATTAGTTATCAACCAGTCGTCAAGGATTTTTTTACAAAAGAAGGCAAAGTCAAGATCAAAGCTGCGATGGCAGAAGACATCGAATCGATTCGAGCATTTTTTGGAGATGGAAAGTACGACGGAACGTTTGGAATTAAAAGTCCTGAGCACGAAGCCGAAGAATTTTGGCAGAAAGCTTTAGCATGGATGAAAGAACTTCTAAGTAATTTTATTGGTGCATGTATCAATGCAATGATCGGCCTACTGACTAAGATTCCTATTATCGGACCGATTATTGAACAGCTCGGTGTATTCATCGATCCGACGAAGCCTATTAAAGCGCAATTAAAACTTGTGTATGAGAACTTTAAAAAGAAAATTAAGAAGGCAAAAGAAGACGTCTTATCAGGTAAAGCTATCGAAGATTTTGGAGAAAAGTTACTTCAAGAATTAATAGACTTTTTTTTAAATTTCCCAATACCACTGTTTGGAACACTCGGCAATTTAATTGGCTTTGATAATGAACAGCGTAAGAAGAAAGAAACGATTCACTCGAAAGAAGAATTGTGGCATCGAATTGAAGATGCTTTCGAAGAAGCCATGGAAAAGATTAAGAGGTTCTTTCAGACAGATTTTATTGCCAAGATACATGATATCATACTCAAAGCTCCAGGTTGGATTCTGCAACAGTTTCCAATCGTCGGCAAAATCCTCGACACAATCAAACTGATTATTGATATATGTCGCGGTAAAGTATCGATTTGCATGGTTTTAAATATCATTTTAAAACCGATATTTGGAATTCCAGATTTAATTTTAAAATTAATTCCTGATTGTATTGAGGTACGTCGAACAAAGTATGGGCTCGAACCGAATCCTGACAATCTACCAAAGTGGGCTCAGCCTGCTTCTGCCACCGTGTGAAGTGGATTAAGCTGACATGTTAGATCAATATTCAGTATCAGAAAATGGATATTTCTTTACGGATGTCAGCGCACCGACTGTTTCTGATACTTCTTACGGGGATTTAAGTCCGCCAGTCGCAATACGATTTACTGTACAAGAACCTGGAGTCACTACGTTTGATACCGATGTAGTCGACGATTGGTATTTGCCAATATTTGTAAACGAAGCAAATTGTATTGATGATTTCTTTTTGTGCGCGGTTTTTGTTTTTGTAGAAGCTGATGATATTGCGGTCGATAATTGGTATCCTTTTCGATCTGAGAGTTATAATCCTACAGCTGGAACTGGAAGGGTTATTGCATATGAAGATGCTGAAGTCATTTTGAATAATTTTGTGTATGATGCAAACGATAAGCTTATTTCGTATATTGAAACAAACAAAGCTACATCAGCTATGATACAGTATAGCTTTACTCGGTCGGCTGGTCCAGGATTAGACGCAATTGGTGGCAACGAAGATTATCAAACCTTTGCTTTTACAGGACAAGTTATTCTTCTCTCTGATGATGTTCCGAATGCTTCTATTGAAAACTACGAAGTAATACAAACAGTCGTATAATCATTATAAATAAGATAAAGTAGGGTAATATGGTAGACAGAATAGACGCACTCACGACAAGGAAAACAACACAGCGTGATCCTGTGTTTACTGACTTCTATAATAATTTCAATATTCATCCTCAGAATAAGAGACTTGCTCTTCATACCGACGAACAAGCGGTGAGAAGATCGATGCGAAATATCTTACAGACCAATACCAAAGAACGTTTGTTTAATCCAGAATTTGGTGGAGGGCTTCGTCGATTCTTATTCGAAGATATCTCTGTCATGACATCTGATCTCATCAAAGATGCAGTGTTCGATTCGATTACCAAATATGAACAACGCGCTCGAATCATTGACGTCTTGGTAGTATCAAACGAGTTTGCGCATTCTTATGAAGTATCAGTCTATTATGAGATAATAAATAATGCTAACCCGCAGACACTTCAACTCACCCTTTATAGAGTAAGATAATGGCAGATTCAAGCATCGTCCTTACACAGTTAGACTTCGATTCCTATAAGGATTCGTTAAAAACATTTCTGAAATCACAAGATCGATTTAAAGATTACGACTTCGACGGAAGCAACCTTTCGGTTCTTCTTGATGTGCTTTCGTATAACACATATCAAAACGCGTTCTATCTCAACATGATCAGCAACGAGATGTTTCTCGATTCTGCGAAGTTACGCGACAGCGTCATTTCTCATGCCAAAGAATTAAACTATCTTCCGAGATCGTTTCGATCTTCGTCGGCTGTCATTCAATTGGTGATTACTTCGACAGATGCGGCAAAGAGATCGATCGTGATTCCAAAAGGTACATCGTTTACTTCGCGTGTCGATGATTTTACTTATAACTTTAGTACTACTGAAAACTATGTGATTACTAACCGAACTCCATCGGGATCAAACTTTGTATATGAGAGCGAACCGATTCGAATATACGAAGGTAGCTATTTGAGTGATACTTACACAGTCAATTATAGTAATCCGCTTGTCTATAAAATTAGTAATAAGCGTGTCGATCTTGAAAGTGTATTAGTCACAGTCTTTGAAGATAACGGCACGTCTGTTCAGACTTATAAGAGAGCGACATCTCTTTTTGGTCACGATGAAAATGCAAAAGTCTTCTTCTTACAGCCAGGAATTGGTGACACATACGAAGTCGTCTTTGGTGACGGAGTCGTTGGAAGAAAGCCAAAGAACAACTCTGCGTGTATCATTGAATATCGATCATGCAACGGCGAACTTCCGAACGGCGCATTCAGGTTTATTAATACAGCGCGTATCGATAACGAAACAAATGTTGTCATTGAAACTATTACTGCATCCGCGGATGGTGCAGTTGCAGAAGATCTCAGCTCAATTAAGTACAACGC